CACCAGTTTGAAGTGGACGACACCGTGGGAAATGAAAGAATTTGTCGCCGTCACGCAAAAGGTACTAAAGAAGAATGGGATGCAAACGGTGATAGAAAACTGGAGGTTCGAGGAAGAGATTACGTTGTGATCATCGGTGATGAAGAAATCGAGGTCCGAGGAAGATGCAACATCACTGTAAATGGTGATTGCTCTGTTAACGCTGACGGGAATCTAACCGCAAAGGCCAAACAAATAGACCTAACCTCGGAGTCCTCCATTAACATTAAAGCAGGAACCAGTATCAACATGGAAGCTGTTTCCGGTGACTTTGCTGTTAACAGTGGCGGTGGGTACAGATTGGATGTGGCAAAAGAAGCAACCGAGCGATTCCGGTCCTCTCTTGATACAAACATTGACGTTAACAACGATCTCAACGTTGGAGCGGATTCTAAAGTTATGGTCACCGGCAACTCAACACAAATAACTGAGGGCGGAACAAATATCTTTACCGCCGAGGGAATGGTTATTGGGTCGGGAACTTACATGGCTTTGAGCGGAGGTACTTCTTTGGACTTTGCATCAACCGGATCCACCATTTTTAATGGGGCCGATTTAACAATTGAATCCGGAACCGTTTCTATCGTGGAAGCTTTGGACACAGACAGCACAATCACCTCTGTTGGAACGATTCATTCCAACGACGATGTTACCGCAGGTTCGATTAGACTAAAAAGCCACGTACACGGATCAAGTCCAGGACCTAGTTAAAAACCATGAGGGATTTAGATAAATTAGTACAAGTTCAAAGAGCGATTGATACCCTTACAAGCGGGGAAAACAATCTTGCTAAATTGGGTGTTTCTTCTATCGAGGAACAGGTGGGCAGCGTTTCCGATGACCTTGATGTGAGCCGAATTGCTAACATTCAAAACGTTGTTCGAAACACCACTGGAGCTAATTTAGATCTCGGAGGTATTTTTAACGCGGCTGACTGCCTTAAAAACATCGACGACCTGCTCATTGAACGCGTTAAGCAAAAGGCTGTTGACATGCTTTTAGAAACAGAGTCCGCGCAGGAAATGCTTCAAAAAATGGGTGACATATCCGACATAGCCAAGCAGGCCGGTAACGTCATAAGACAAGCAAACGAACTAAAAGAAAAATCACTGGCGGAACTTGTTGTTGACGCCCGCAACGCAGGCCTGCTGGATAGGATTGGTATTATTAAAAAGATCAATGATCAATTTGGTGATGTGGTTGGAAATCTAAATGACATTATTGCGAACATCGCTACCTTTGACATTTGCTCAATGACAAATTACCAATCAGGAGTGGCTCTACCTCCTTCTGCAAAGATCAGTCCCGGAACTCCGACTCCTTTGCCAAAGTTCAAGCCTCTTATGAACATCGACCAGAATTTGATCGACACACAAGATCGCTTTAACGACCACACTTTCCGTATCAAGGACATTATCGGCAAAACCGAATTGGAACAAACACCGAGCAGTCGCTCGATGCTAACTGCCTTGCAGGATTTCTATTACATCGGCCAAAGAAAAGCCTACAGCGGACTTGGAGACGGGTTCAACGACGAAATGAACCGCGAAATACAACGAACCCTCGATGCAAAGCGCGATGAATGGTCTGGGGAAATTCTCAATGAATTTAAAGCCCGGAGTGAAGGTGTTATTTCACAAATAGCTGAGGATGCGCCGATCCTGTCCCAGTATAATAAAATGCGAACTCTTGAGCCAGGTGAGGAAGACATTGATCGCGGTATAATTTCCACCGGGATTGGAATTTACGGTACTCCCGATTGGGATTGGACAAGATTTCTTAGTATCATCCCTGAAGAACGTCCCGATTACCTTGTTAAGTACTGGGAAGACCTTGGATATGTTATTCAAGACGGAGAAGAAGAAATGAAAGCGGCTGGTATGAAGCCGGGCGTTCTTAAGTTTGAATACTCGACAAAAGGTACATACGAACGCCCGCTATTCTCGGGGTATGCAATAGCAAGCACCAAATTCCGCGGAGGCACACGATTCCTTTTACAAAACCAGGATGGAACTCCATATGATCCTGCGGGATTAAACCCAAGCGGAATTGTAACTGTTGTGGATACCGGAGATCCTGCTCAAACGTTTGACACACCTTATTTGTTTGTTGATAAGGCAGCCGCAGCCTCTTACACCTCAAATGGTCTTTCCTCCGTTAGCGTTATTCTTTTAGAAAACGGATCAGATGAAAATGCAGAGTATTTGGCTGCGCAAAAACAAAGAAGCTCGACATAAACGTCATAAATAGAGATAGTAATGAACAGCATTCTTTCGGACTTTAACAAACCAAATTACCAGCCCACCGTGGTTGCTGGCGATATTTATAAAGATGTTTCTTTTACGTTTATTCACCCTGCGACAGGTGACGTTTTACCTGCAACGGATTTAGACGCAATTAAGAACAGTGTTAAAAACATTGTGCTAACGCCTATTGGTACACGACCATTTTTTCCTGAATTTGGAACAGGTGTTTCACAGCTTCTTTTTGAGCCAGCAGGAGGTTTAACCGGAGCGGCAATTAAAGATGAAATCGTCGAAGGTATCCGCAAATTTGAACCACGAGTAAGCAAGCTTCAGGTTGATGTTACAGATAACCACGAACGAAATGCTTACAACATCACAATTCTATTTTCCACCACATACAGCCAAACAGCTGAATTTATTTTCCTTTTAAACAGAACAAGATAACGATATGGCAACGAACGGAGAACAGCTCAATGTTTCTGAATTAGACTTCGCACAAATCAAAGCGAATTTAATTGATTACTTTAAGAACAGCGAAACGGAATTTACAGATTGGGATTTCGAAGGTTCCAACCTTAACAACATCGTTGACCTTCTGGCATACAACACCCATTACAATGCGATGTTGGCTCACATGTCTGTAAACGAATCCTTTATCGATTCCGCACAGCTTCGAAGCAGCGTGGTTTCATCGGCCAAACTTCTTGGATACATTCCACGAAGCTTTTCATCTGCGAGTGTAAACGTTGTTGGAACAATTGGAGCTACCGCCGATTCTGACGCGACATACGTGGTTCCACGAGGTACTCGCCTTCTTGCGACATACGATAACACCGCCTTTTCATTTGTTGTACTTGATGATGTTACCACGCTTCAGAAAACAACTGAGGGTGAGTCTCACTACTACACCGTTGGAGCAGACCAACCACTTATCGGTCACGAAGGCCGTCTTGTTAAAACAACCTTTGAAGCAAACGCTCTTGAAACTGGACAACGTTACGAACTCTTTGACGAAGACGTTGACATCAGCACACTGCGTGTTATCGTTTATCCAACAGGAGCTAAAAGCGAAGGAACCGGAACACGTTACAACCAATTCAGTGACATCGACATTGACGCTGATTCAAAGATTTACTTTCTAAACGAAAACAGTTCTGGACGATACGAACTAACATTTGGCAACGGCATTTACGGAGCAAGACTTGATGCAGGAAACGTTGTTGAGGTTGAATACCTTGTAACAAGCGGTCAAGATGGAAACGGTGTTAACACTGCCTTTACAATTGGCGGTGACACCTCTGGTAACTTCACTCCCTCAGGAACCTCACTCGGCATTCTCAACAACCAGCGTTCCAGTGGTGGAAGTAACAAAGAAACAGTTGAGCGTTTAAAGAACAACGCAATCAATTCCTTTGCCACACAAAACCGAGCTGTTACATCGGACGATTACAAAAACCTTATCACAAGTAAATTTTCATTTGCTCAAAGTGTTAGTGCTTGGGGTGGAGAAGACAATGATCCTCCTACGTATGGAACCGCATTTGTTTCTGTGAAGCCAAATTCTTCTTACACAGAAGACGTTGTTTCTGAGGCCGACAAGGTTTCGATTCTCGACTTTCTTGAATCGAAAAAGGTTCTTGCTATTACCCCTCAGATCGTTGATCCGGAATTTGTTAACATTGTGTTGGACGTTCTTGTTAAGTATGATCCTAGTATTTCATCACGGAGTGCTTCTGAGCTCCAGCTTGATATTAAAAACAACGTGGCTGTTCCATTCGCGGAGTCAGACATCAACGGATTTGATACCATTTTCCGACATTCGCTTTTCCAAAAGAAGGTGGACAATTTCAACCGCGCGGTTATGAACTCACTTGTTCGCGTTTTTGTAAGTCAAAGAATCACCGTTCCTGCCAACGGAACCATTTCCGACTTCACCGTTAAGTTCGGTGCACCTCTTCGTCCTGATGATGGTAAAACACTTATAAGCGTTACATCCACCCCGGCCTTTACTCTTGGTGGCGAAGTTCTTTCAATCAAAGACGAACCAGGATCAGATTCAGTCACACGAAACGTTTTCACTTGCAGAAGAAACAGTGATGGAACAGAACAAAAGGTGGCACAAATAGGCCAGATTAATCTTGCTACCGGTGTTATGCAACTCTCTAATTTGTTTGCAGACACCACCACAGAGCTTTGCTTTATAGCAAACACACAAAGCAACGACATCGTTGGAAAAAGAAATCTTTTGCTCAGCATTGACTTTGATAAATCTACATTCGGTGCATTCCCAGATGAGATCGCCCGAGGGGGTGGTTCTCGTTCTGTTGATTACACAACATTCAATAAAGATCGCGGAAGCACATTCATAGACACCGACTCAGGCTCAACCTCAGGCGGTGGAACAAGTTATTAGTAAATAGAATCATGGAGTTAGGAATAGCAAGCAGTAGCGCTCGGGCTGTTGAGGCCCAGTCGGTTGAATCGGTTTTACCCGACCACTTTGAGGCTGGGGCTCCCGAGTTGGTTAAACTGTTAAAGGCTTACTACAGGCATCTTAACAAAGAGCTTTCCGCTTCATACGAACTAAACAACCTTGTTCGCCAACACGACGTTGACCACGCGAGTGAGAAATACCTCGATGCGATCGAACGCATGGTTGGTGCTACCATTCCACAAAGTCGTTCTCTTGATCGTCGAAGACTTTACAAGGTTATTGCTGATTACTACAACAGCCGGGGATCTGAGCAAAGTGTTTACGCGTTCTTCCGCATTTTCTACAACGAATTTGTTACACTAATTTATCCTAAGGAACTTCTGTTTTCTGTTAGTGATCCAGACAAAGGAACGGTTTCAACTGACAATAGAATTCGAGACAGTTACAAGTGGCAGGAATTCTCATACGTGGTTCACTCGGAATCGGACCAAGCCAATTGGAAAAACGAATACCTTAAATTTGTTCACCCTGCTGGCCTTCAATTCTTTGTTGCATTGACCCTTGAGATCTTTGCAGACAACGACTGGGTCAAGGAGTCACTCGAGTATTACCTAAACATCACAAAGGTTGTTAAACTCACATCTGAGTTACCAACAGGAGAAAACGCTCCAGTTGACGGCACGCTTTACATCGTAACAGACGGTGATGACAGCAGCGCAGGTGTTCAAAAGTTTAACAACATTCCCCGTGTTTTTGAATACGACGCTGAAGCCTCGCCAGAAGGTTGGGTTCAGGTGGAATCGGTTCAATCATTTGCCGATTGGATTGATTGGGCGACATTCTTTGGACGTCACACACCACAGGATCAGTACCTAAATGTTGCATTCACTTTTATGCTTCAGGTTTTAATGGGTGACGGAGGTTATCATTACCTCACACACGTTCGATCTGTTTATAACAAAAGTGGTGACGCGGAGGTTGACAGAGATCTTCTAAAGGCCTTTTTCAACAATCTGATTATTTCGTATCGCATGCTGAATGACAATACCATTCAAACTGCTTATCGCGAAGGATGGAACAGAGACATTAAATTTGTTGACAACGCAGCATGGGGTGAATACGGAGATTCTACAATTGCTGAGGCTGACACCGCTTACACCGAGTACTCCGACGGGGGATTCCGATATCCCTCCGCATTTGTACCAATCGACCAATCGGGTGATCCTTATCTTGACTTTATCGATGCTGAAAACATTGTTGAGGACTGGAACGAACCAATCAACTCCCCGATCGAATACGTTCCCACGTACCTAACTTCAGGTTCTTACACAGAGGGTTGGGTGGGATTCGTTTTTTATTCGGGAGACGACTCAGTTGTTTCACCTTGGCAAATTGACCAAAACCTTGTTCAATACCAGGATGCAAGCACGAATGGCTTTATCCACATTTACGATGACCGGATTGAGGTTGGTGATGACACCATTCAGGTTGGTGATGTTTATATCAACGGTGATCTTGTCCTTGATCGAAGCGAAACAAATTACTTGACCGCAAACTCCACAACAACTTGGGACTTTAACCTACCACTTCTTGAAGGTGGTTGGAAGATCGTTCTTTGCCGTGTTAATTGGAAACTTCCTGCCGGAGCGATCACCTCTGAGAGCGGTGTGGATCCGGAATTTCGAGCATTTTACAAGCCCACAACATTCATTTCACCTGGGGACTTAAACATACCAAAGTTTCGTTCAAACCTTCAAGACCTTCTTGATAGAATTCAAGGAACCGTTCGCTTTAGCGACACTCCTTCTGAGTTCAAGGTTAGCTATAACACTCACTTTAATAACTTTTCTGCAGGCGCTTCAATTGACTTTTACACACGTTCCGAGACCACGTCACCAGACATCTCTGGATTTGATTTGGTCCTTGATCCAGCCGATTCACCAACCCAAACCGAAACCTTTACATTCACGGGAATTACCGAGGTAACCGATTCAAGTAGTCCTCCAAACGTTACGGACATTCAGCACCGATATGATTCGTCCTCTTCGGACCTTTACTTTTTGTTTTCAGTTTCAGAAGGTTATTGGGCACTTTATGACGATGCCTCTTCACCCGCTGAGCTCCTACAAAAGACCGTTGATTCGCGTCAAAACACCGTTCCGGGAATCGACACTTCCTCCTTCACATGGGAGGTGGTTTCGGCATCATCAGTGACAGCAATTGACTCCGCTGAACGTTTCATAAATACTGTATACGATCTCGGATGGACAGATCAAAACTCACCTTATGACTCACCCCTAAATTCACGAAGCTTTTTAGGCGGGTTTAACGATGACTCCCCCGGATACGAATACGACACACAAGAACCTTTTCTAAATTCTTTTACATTTACCCAAGACTAATCTCTTAATAAACATATAAATAACATTATGGCAGCCATTATTACAGAACAATTCCGAAGAAATTCCGCGGAAACCCTGGAATCGGATATCACCAGTAATTCCTATTACATAGGCATTGGTCAGCAGGACGCATGGGACGACGTCTCCGGCACTTCTGCTTCAGCACCTTACCCTGTTGGAACATTTAAAGACCAACAGAGAGTGCTTGATCACCTCACTGGTTTATTCAAGATTAATTCCGATAACCTTTCCCGCGTTATTCCCCGCAACGACATTGCGGTATCAACCAAATACAAGGCATTCGATCCTCTTGATCCAACATGCTTTTACACAGACACGACAAACGACATTAAACCTTGTTATGTCATGGCTGGGGATCAGATTTTCCTATGTTTACAAAAACCTGTAGATGGTTCAGCAACCGACGCTGCAGTGATAAACGCTCTTGGAAATACCTTTGATGACTATGGTATTGTTACGGTGTCTGGTTACACATTTACATACCTCGGACGATACGAGCAATACAGCGACATCAACAGTTCAAGCTTCGTTGACATTGGTAACGGAAGCGCTACCACTTCTGCTCGTGACGCAAGTACCGCTGCTTTTGCCTTTGTTCAGTTTACGAACGGAACTCTGAGACTTGAAGCTCAAACCACCGGTATCTCCGGAAACGGTATCACAGTTAATTTTCAACTTGACGAAACAAGTCCTTACATCAGTGGCATTGACGTTGCTGTTGCTGGAACAGATGTTACAATCACAGTTCCAACAAACTCCGATAGCCCAGCCGGCACGGTTGATCTTACCATCGACCAACTTGCTCAAGCTATTAGAGATTCAGTTAACGCATCCCCGCTTGTTAACACGCTAATCACCGCCTACACAGTTTCCGGCGGAAGCGAATCCGCTGACATCGAAAACCTTGTTGATTCCCCAGCCACCTTTACGCTTGGCGGAAGTAACAACCTTGACTCCTACATCAAGGAGAAAACAGGAGGCCTTCTTTATGGCTTTAACCTG